GCACAAGGTGGTAGTGGTCGAATGATGTTTACTCCATCAACAATGGGAACATATAGTGAGTCATTCTCTACAATGCCATTTGAGAACTTAATGCCAATCCTTGCTAAAGCAAAACCAGAAGCAATTGCAAAAGTTAATAATGAAATAAGACAGATCTATCCTGAGTTTTCTGGATTAAATACACCAGCAGGAACTAACGAGATATTAAATCATGGTAACTTGCGTAAACTTGCTATGGAAAGATTAAGAACTAAATCTGCACAAGAGAATATTGGATACAACGCAGAAGATCTTTACAACGCAGTTCGATCTGATCGTTTAGTTGGTGTTGGTAAGAATATGATTGGTGATACGTTGGTAGAGATGGATACTGCATTGCTACAACGTGCTGATGATATGTTAAACGATGCTAAGATCACTGACCTTAGTCAATCTAAAGAAGCAAGGAAAGCAAGATCACCAGAGCAAAACAAAGTTCTAGATGAAGTCTACGCAATGTTTAGAAAAGACATGGGTGATAGTCATAGAACTTATAAAGTTGCTAACACTGGTGCTACTGAAAATAGATTTACTTTAGATATGAATGCACCATTGATTGAAGTTGCTGGTGAAAACATGATGAATGACATCATGAGAGGTAAGGTCGATTACTCTATTGATCCAAACAAAGTTTATAGTAATAAAGTTACACCAGATGAAGCACAGAATATTATTCATACTGGACATAAAAACGTAGGATTGTTTATTGATCCTGCTAGAGCAAAAAGAATTGATCGATTAAAAAAATCTGGAATGTTTGATACAGGTGTTACAAGTATTTTAGATGACTTTTTATAGGAGTTGGTAATGGCAAAACGTGGATTGTATGCAAACATTAATGCTCGTAAGAAAAAAGGTATTAGTAGACCAAAGAGTAAATCAACAATCACTCCAGAAGCATATGCCAATATGAAGTCTGGATTCAAAAAGAAAACTAAGAAGAAAAAATAATGGCACGTAAAAAATCAGTCAGTCTATCAGTTGGTCGTGGTGAAAAACTATCTGCAAAACGTGGTGCAGGATTAACTGCAAAAGGACGTGCTAAATATAACAGAGAAACAGGAAGTAAACTTAAACCACCAGCACCTAATCCAAAGACAAAAGCAGATGCAGGACGTAAAAAATCTTTCTGTGCAAGAATGTCTGGTGTTGTAAAGAAAGCAAAAGGACCGGCAACAAGAGCAAAAGCATCGATGCGTAGATGGAAGTGCTAAGTCCATGTAACGGTGTGTGTCGTATGGAAAACATGCAAGATGAAATAAGATGTAAGTCTTGTTTTAGAACATTTACAGACATTGAGCAGTGGTTATATCTGACTGATGAAAGTCGTCAGGAAAGAATGAATCAACTCAAACGAGAAAAACAACAATATAATAGGAAAAAGTAATGACCCAATTTGGAGTTACACATGGCAGAACGATTAAGAAAAAAACATCAAGAAGAAGTTAGGACAAAGATCCAAGTATCACAACTGATTAATGTATTACACGATCATGCTTTCGGTGTTATTGAAGATATAAAACCAACACGAATGAAAGCAATCGAAATACTATTGAGAAAAGCATTGCCTGATTTATCAGCAACAGAAGTTTCTGGAGATGCAGATGCACCTATTGGCATCAAGGTGATTACTGGCATAGATAATGACTGATCTTGTATTAGAAGAAGAATTTTTAGACGAGGATGCAGATTGGGAAACTGCTGATTTAGGTTATAGACCTAGAGAACCTCAAAAAGAAATACACAATGCAGTAAAGCATCATCGGTTTAGTGTAGTTGTTGCTCATCGTAGGATGGGTAAAACAGTCTCTGCATGTATGCAGTTGATCAACTCAGCATTATTGTGTGATAAACCTAACCCAAGATTAGGTTATATAGCACCTACATATTCACAGGCAAAGCGTGTTGCTTGGCAGTATATCGTAGACTATACTCGACCATTAGGTGCTAAACCTAACATAGCAGAATTAAGAGTAGACTTTTTAGATGGACGTAGAATCTCTTTATACGGTGCTGATAACCCTGATTCTTTACGTGGAATATATCTTGATGGAGTGGTAATCGATGAGATTGCTGATGTAAACCCATCACTATTTAGTGAAGTTATTAGACCAGCGTTAGCAGATCGACTAGGTTGGTGTATGTTTATTGGAACACCAAAAGGAACAAACCATTTTAAAACTTTACGTGATCGTGCTAGTCAAGGTCTAGACAACTGGAAGTTATTAGAGTTTAAAGCAAGTCAAACAAACCTATTAGATAAGTCTGAATTAGAGTCAGCACTTAGAGAAATGGGTGAAGAAAAGTATATGCAAGAGTTTGAGTGTTCTTTTCACGCTCCAGTTGAAGGTGCATATTACGGTAAACAGATTAACGAATTAGAATTGCTTAATCGTTTTGTAGATATTCAATACGATGATTTAGCAAGAACATTCACTGCTTGGGATTTAGGTGTTGGTGACAGCACTGCAATCTGGGTAGCACAATTAGTAAACAAAGAAATTAGATTAATAGACTTCATGGAAGATCATGGTCAAGGACTAGGGCATTATGTGTCATGGTTGCGTGAACGTGGTTATGAACATGCAACTCATTTGTTGCCACATGATGTCGAAGTAAGAGAACTTGGCACTGGTAGATCGAGAAAAGAAATGCTACAAGATGCTGGGTTATCAATACAAGTGGTGTCAAAGTTATCAATTGATGATGGTATTCAAGCAGTTCGTAGAATGCTACCTCGTTGTTGGTTTGACCCAAAAACCAGAGATGGTTTAAATGCATTAAGAAATTATAGACGAGATTATAACGAAAAACGAGATGTGTTTTTTGATCGTCCTTTACATGACTGGTCTTCTCATGCTAGTGATGCTTTTAGATACTTAGCAGTAGGTATCGATGAAGGCACTGAAGGATGGGATAAACCATTAGATATTAACAATTCATGGATAGTTTAAATGGCAGATGACAATAAATTAAAGAGTATTCTGGATGCTGAGATCGATGATGCTATTGGTTTCTTAGAAACTGAAACCACAGACGAAAGACAACAGGCATTAGAATATTATTTGCGTGAACCCTACGGTAACGAGGTTGAAGGTAAATCTCAAATAGTTACTGGAGAGGTTGCTGAAGCAGTCGATGGAGTTCTCCCGCAGTTAATGCGCATTTTTTCTGCTACTGACGATTTTGTAGAATTTACTCCAGTCAACGAAGGTGATGAAGAAAAAGCAGAGCAAGCAACTCTTTACGTTAATCACATTATTAACAAAGATAATAAAGGTTTTGAGATATTTCATAACTGGTTTAAAGATGCCTTACTACAAAAAGTTGGTATCGTTAAAGCATACTGGGATGACAAGATTGATGTTACTGTTGAGAAGTATGAAAACTTAACAGAAGACGACATCATTATGGTTTTAGAGTCTGGTGATGTTGAAGTTGTATCACAGGAAACTGTAGAAAAAGAAGTTGAATACGCTGGCATTACTCAAAAACAAACATACTACAACCTTAAAGTTAAACGCATGGTTGACAAAGGTAAAGTTGTTGTAGAGAACGTTCCACCAGAAGAGTTTTTAATTTCTAAACGTGCTAAGTCTATTGATGATTCACCTTTTGTTGCACATCGAAGAATGGTAACTCGTGGTGAATTAGTTGCAATGGGTTATGATCAAGATCTTGTAGACTCACTAGCAGGTGGAGATACATTAGAGTTTTCTCCAGAAAGAATAGCAAGACACACTCGTGGTGAAATGCCATACGATAAAGATACTGCTGATGAAACAATGCAAATTGTTGAATACTACGAGTGCTACATAAAAACAGATTACGATGAAGATGGTATTCCAGAGTTAAGACGTATTTGTTATGCAGGAAACGAAGTGTTACATAATGAAGAATGTGATTATGTTCCATTCCATAGCGTATGTCCTATTCCAATTCCTCATAAATTCTATGGTCAATCTTTAGCAGATCGAGCAATGGACTTACAATTGATTAAGTCTACAATCACTCGTCAAATGCTAGATAACTTATACCTTACTAACAACTATCGAGTTGGTGCAGTTGAAGGACAGGTAAACCTAGATGACTTACTAACATCTACAGCAGGTGGCGTAGTTCGCATGAAGAACCCTAATGCGATTGTGCCACTGACAGTGCAAAGTAATGCACAACAATCATTTCCTATGCTTGAATACTTAGATCAAGTGCAAGCAAAAAGAACTGGTTTATCAGAAATGTCACAAGGTTTAGATGCAAACATTTTACAAAACGTAACAGCAACTGCAATTTCTGCAATGACAAATGCTGGGCAAGGTAAGATTGAATTAATTGCTCGTATTTTTGCTGACACTGGTGTGACATCATTGTTTAAAGGAATATTGCAACTTGTATGTAAATATCAACAAAAAGAACGCATCATTAGAATCAATAATAAATACGTTCCATTCGATCCACGTGAATGGGATACAGAATATAACATTACTGTTAATGTAGGATTAGGAACTGGAACTAAACAAGAACAATTAGCAGTGATGCAAATGATCTTACAAAAACAAGAGCAAATTATTCAACAGTATGGACTAGCAAATCCTTTAGTTAATCTTAAACACTATAGAGATACACTTGCTAAGTTTATCCAAATGGCAGGATTTAAAGATGATAGTCATTTCTTAAATGAAATTACTGACGAGCAATCACAAATGCTTGCACAACAAGCACAACAAGCAGGTAAACAAGATCCAATCACTCAACAAACACAAATACTTGCTCAAGTTGAACGTGAAAAAGCACAATTAAAAGCACAGTCTGACCAAGCAAAACTACAGTTAGAGCGTGAGCAAATGGAACTTGAAGCACAAAAAGATGCATTAGAGTTAAAACAACAAGAAGTAAAACAAACAACTGAGTTAGCGTTAAAAGAATTACAAATTAAACTTGATGCAATGAATAAAGGTAAGAATGCTGATAATCAAAGCACTAAAGTTATTATGGAAGCATTAGAAAAAATAAGTAATATTGCTAATAGAGG